TTGAACGGCAGCAACCGCCGACAAGGTTGCGATTTTGTCTGCGAGAATAGCCGCCGAAAGCGACAGGGTAGCGGTTCTCGGCGCGCCCGGAGGCTTGATCGGCAACCAGGCTGGGGATAACGACGCGCCTTTGACGGCAAGCAGAGCCGTGCTTGCGCGGAGCTGAGTGCCCTGTAGGAATTTGGCGGCCATATGCCGCGCCCTTACTCGCTAACGAGGCGAATCAAACCGCTGTAATTGGTCGCGGTAGTCGCAGGCTTAGGCAGCTCTAAAAAGGAGAGACAGGCATTATCGAGAATCGTTGTCAGGTTTAGTGAGGAATATAGACCATCATCCAGGCAGGCAATGTTGGCAATCGGGCAGGCATTGACAGCAATTGGATGGCCAATCACAGCATCCAAGGTGCCAGTGACGACAGCGGCGGAATGCTGCATCTGAGTAATGGCCTTGATGCCACTATCCCCAGCCGCTAGAGGAATAAACCAGTTACCGGCCGCTAGGTTGACGCCCCCGACCACACAGGCGTCCCTTCCGGCCAACGTCTGGATGGCGGTCCCGTTGTGGTTCAAGTTTTTCCCGGTTGCGTTGGCCTGGTTAGTGTAGGTCCATACGGCAGTGGAAGCCGCCGTCACGCTATGCGCCACTGGGCCACAAACCGTGGTGGGGTTAGACTCAAATACGAAATTGCCGCCGATGTATGCCACATCGGTCGCCGTCACACTTTGGTAGCGAGTCGGAACGCCTGAGACCGCCTGAGTTGCCGTACTGTTTGGATTCAGTGCGACAGAAAATAGGCGATCATAAAGCAACAGGGAATTGTTGATTACTGAGGAGCTTAGCGCCCAATTTAGATAGTGATTGGAATTGGCAGACAGGCCATTGAGGTACTTGATCGCCCCGGTAGAGGTGGAGTTCCAAGCCGTCCCGCCGGGAGCTGCAGCACCAGCAGCGCCCGCGCCAGGGTTGCCCGCTCTCGTCCAGAGATCATTAGCATGACCGACGGCGTTCGACGCCACGCCAGTTTTCTGGAACAGCAGCACTTGCCCCTTGCCGCCGGTGAATGCCGCCACAATGGCGTCAATGGAGGCAAACGCGCCCACGGACATCATGCGCCGGTCACCAGCTCTAATCAGGTCGTGCAGGACTCCCAGGGCTTTGTTTTTGCGGGCCTTGCTGTCGATTCGCTTAAGAATCTTCTTGACGGTCAGCGCCGCCGCATCTGCGGCAGACATGAACGCACCCGCACGAATTTCCCCGGCGAAATCACCGCCCGGCATGATATAGACGTTACCAGGGACACCATGAATGGGGACCGGCCAATAGAAATGCTCAAAATCCTTTGACAGACGCGCCACATGCTCTGCACCCAGCCATCTTTCTAGCTGGTCAGAATGGGTGGGCTTGCCTCTGCTTATCCGGTGCATGGCAGCATCCAAGTCATGTAGTCGTGCGGAGGTTGCCATCCACCGCCATTCGTCTGGGTGGCCGCAGGTTCGCCGATTCCAGCCTTGTTAAATCCGATGGTGATTGCACAAGTAGCACACGCGAACACCGCGTCGATGTCGGTTTCATGGGAAAACACCAGGGTATGCAATCCGTCCATTACGGCCTCAAATCCTGCCGGGTAACCACAACGTGCATCCCCTGCTGGTACACCCGGACGCCATCTAGCTCGACAACCAACCAGCAGTCTTCCTCCATAGAGTCGCCGCCGACCCCATGGACCGACCGGCGCTTGAACATGCGCCCATCGGGTTCCAGCAGGGTGGTGGTTATCGTCCCGTCAGTGCCATGGCGATAACCTTGATCGTCGGAGGTAATCTCGTGGACCGGATAGGTCATGCTTGTTCCTTGTATCGCTTATTGCGCACGATGGCGCTAATCGCAAACTGGCTTACACCGTAACGCGCCGCGATTTTCTCTTGAGACAGACCGCCAGCGGAATAGAGCGTGCGGATTTCATTTGCCTGCTCCTGCGTCAGTTTTGATCGGCCATTCGACGAACCGGCTGCAGCACCCTTGCGACGTTGCCTATCCACCATGTCGCGCATGTTTTGAACGTGGTCCCCCAGGTATAAATGCGCCGGGTTGCAGCAGAGGGTGTTGTCGCAGGTATGCAGCACCATCATGCCTTCCGGTATTTCGCCATGAACAAGCTCAAACGCGACGCGGTGTGAACTGGTAATGCGGCCTTTCCAGCCCAGCATTCCATAAGGCGTCGGGTTTTTTGGCCCGCGCCTTTGGTATCCCGTCCAGTTCCAGCATTCATGTTCGGCACGCTTATCAACTCGCTGTAAAAAGGCTTCGACGCGGTATTTGCTCCACCGCTCGACTAGGTATTGCTTTGCCATTTACCCCCTCCTGTGCAGGAGGTGACATTATACAACGGGTGCTATATTTCATCCCAAGCGAAGGAAATTGTTTCGGACGGGGTGATTCCACCGGAAACTGTGTTGTCGATAGCCATCATGAGCACCGCATGGTCCCCTTTCTCACCGGTCCCCGAGTACGGACCCGCGCCTAGACTCAGGGGGGAGCCAGAGGTGTAGGAAAACAGGCTGGTGTATCCCGCCGTTCCGGTTGCTTCCGCCGGGGTGGCATAGGAGGCGACCGCCTTGGCGTATAGGGTCACGCCAGCACCCATACCGTTGCCGCCATCAGAATAAATCTTGATATTGGAAATTTCGGTATAGGACCCGCCGGTAATGTTCAGCCGGAGCCACTTCTCGAAGCTGTAGTCCGTTCCGGCAGCAGGCTTGACCATCGGGTTGCCGGTATCCACCAGCGCGTTATCAGCATTCTTGAAGCGGATCGCTCCTGCTGTTTTGTCCGTCGGGGTGCCCCCGGCGCCGTTTTTCTCGATGATCTGATAAGTCGCGGCCATGGGTTATTCCCTGTTGTCTGGACGCCCACGAGGGCGACGGGGTTCGTTTTCGGTGGTCGGTTGCGGCTCAGGGACTACCTGATAGCCGCCGACCCGCAAAAAGGCCGCGCCGACTTCCGGGGAAATCAGCTCGGAAATCTTGCCGTCAGGACAAGGCTCGAACCGAACGCCAGAGATCAGGTCCCCAGCGTTCGGCAGGGTGCAGAGCACACGCACGGCTTAGCCCAGTTCCGTCAACGCGGCAGCCGTTTGGGCAATCGCCGGGTTGGAAACGTAGGTCACGGCAATACCGGCAGCGTCCAGGGCAGTGGTGCCGCCCACAAAGTTTCCGCCGCTGGTATTGGTCACGATGATGTACCCGAGTTCGGTCTTGTTGTCCGGGATCGCTGGCTTCAAGGCCAGGGCCGCCGCCGCACTGGCCGCATCCGCTGTCTTGGTCGAGGTGGTCAGTGTGCCGGCCGAATCGAGGTAAAACGCCCACAGTGCCGACTTGGCAGTCGCCAGGGTGCCGGCCAGGGCCGCCATGTCGGTGTTGGCTGATTTGGCCTGGTAGATGCCGCCAGTCAGAACGGCAAAGGCACTGGAACTCTTGACGACGGCAGACGATCCGGCTTTGATGACCAGGGTCGCGGCGGACAGCACAAACTGATTCCGTCCGAACACCACCGCCACATCCGCCACCAGGGCGTTGACGGTGGCAATCAGGTTGGAGATTCGGGTGCCAAGCAGGGCGCGCATAGAGGCCGGCGCCAGGCTGTTTAGCTGAGATTCAATGGACATGGGCTACTCCCAAAAAAAGCCCTGGGTTGCCCCAGGGCAAAGGGGCTGATGACTGAACTTAACCCTTGGGCAGCCAGGTCGCCGTGGTGGGCAGGATGTTCTTAATCATGACGTGATGACGACGCTTGGTCATCCGCAGATAGCCGAACAACAGGAGTGCCCAGGGAATCACGGCAGCATTGGTCGGGTACAAGTTGAACCGGGTCAGGGGCAGCAGTTGACGCCAGGTAATGGCGGTGTGCCCAGGATTCAGGTTCAGCAGGAACGCCTTGGAGGTGCCGGGAATGTCGTCGTTGTAATCGACGAAGGTCGTGGTCGCGCCGCCCTTGGCCACCCGCGCCACCAGACGGAAGTCGGCGGTGGTGTTGGTGCCGTTCCGGCGGGAACGGTAGATGGCATAGCCGGTTTCGGTGCCGCCAGCACTAGCGGTAATGGTCAGGGTGACCTTGTCGCCCACCGCCACCGCGTACTGGATGGACTTGGTTACCACGGACTGGCCGAGGTTGGTCACGCCGGCCACGGCATAGTAGTAGTTGCCATCCCAGCCGGTGGTGAACTTGGACGCGCTGTCGGAAGCGGCCACAGCGGTCACACTGACAGGCGCGGTAGCGTTGCTGGCAGCGATGGCAGAGTAATCCACCTCAAACGGCTTCTGGCTGTTCTGATCCAACAGGAACACGTCGCGCTCGATGCCGATGTCGCCCTGAGCGGTCACGATGCCACGAACCGGAGTGCCCAGGTTGGCAGCGGCACCGTTGTTCAGCGGTACGCGGTACGCCGGATCCAGGTTCACGTCCAGGTCGCTGGCAGACAGCGGGGAGGCGAACAGGTGGGTCGGGGTGCCGAAGTTGCCCAGACCGCCGATGGTCGCGGCAGCAGACGCAATGGTCTGAAGGCCGGTCGAGCCGGTGCCAGACAGCGGGCCGCCGCCAGCACTGATAATGTGATCGCTGGAGCCCAGGCTAATCAGTTGCTTGGCGATGCCGTCGAACTCGGTGGGGACCACATCGGAGTCGCCATAGAAGGACAGATGCTCCACGTCCCGCAGCAAGCGCAGGGTGCCCATCTGGTTTTCCTGGGCCTCGGACTGGACGATGGTATCGACCAGGGACTGGGCAAAGGACACCTGACACTGGGTCATGAGGAACTTGACCAGGGCGGTACGCCGGGCATAGGTGCCCTGCGCGCTCGCAATGGTGCCGGTCTGGGTGTTGGCAGAAGAACCAGGGAACCCGCCCTGACTGGTCGCCTCGGTCCACTCGTCCACCGTGTTACCAGCGGGCATTTTGGCCAGGGCGTTGAACAACTTAAATTCTTTGTTGTCCGCCAGGGTGGCCTGAAGGGTATGGTCCAGGCTTTGGATGGACAGGGCCTGACCGCCGGTAAAGGTGGCCACATCGGTCGCGGTGCCAGCATCCAAGGATTTCCGCAGGGCTTCCAGGTCACCCATCTGCATGGGCAGGATGCCGCCGCCGACACCGGATGCGGCATTCACTTCGCTAAGATTAAACATGCTCGAAACTCCGAAAAAAGTAAAAAATTCTTAGCCGATCCGGGCCGCCAAGGCTTCCGGGAGCGCTTGTCCGCGATTCAGGCAGCCCTCGGCTAGGGCCACCTCGTAACCGGAGATCCGGCCCGCGTTCATGGCATCCATGGCTTTTGCCAGGATCTCCTTGCGCGAGGGGACCACTTGGGTAGGCGCCACAGTCGTCGCGGGCTTTTCATGCACGGACAGGGCGGACTTGCGACCCCGGCCGGCAGACGCCAGCGCATCCATTTCGGCGCGCAGGGCAGCGTTGTCGCCAGCTAAAGACTTGAGCATCGCGGTGGTGCGCGTCAGGACTTCGCCGATCTGATTCAGCGAGGTGCGGACCTCGCCCTGGGAGGACAGCAGGTCATCCCGGAGCGCCTTGACCAGCAGGGTGCCGTCCAGGGCTTCGACTTCTTCGCCGCCCGGCAGGGTCACAGAGAACGACTTGCCCATGGGCTTTTCGTCCTCGTCGTCGTCGTCCTCGTCCTCGTCCTCGGCAAACTTGTCCCAGGCGTCGTCGTCATCCTCGTCCTCGTCGCCCTTCTGGGCGCTGGGCTTGTCCGCTTTACCGAACATTTCCATCTGGCCGGTCTGAGACTTCGCGAGGGAAAGCTCGTCCAATTCCGCCAGCAACTTATCGAATTCGCTCATGGATTCCTCCGCGAAGATTTCAGGTTAATCAAAAATTTTCGTACCAAGCTCTCCGCAGGATCCGCCGGCACACCGAAAAGACGACCCACCTCTGCCGCTAGACCGGACAGAGACAGGGAACCATCGGGATGGGCGCGGATATAGCGCGCCAGCGCTTCCCGAACATCCGAATAGGCCGGCAAGGTCGCTTGGACTTGCGGGTCCAGGGACTGCCCGGCCAGGGCCGCGCCGCCGGTCAGGGCGGACATATCCGTCCCGGTCCCGGCTTCCAGCGCTTTAGCAAGATCGAAATGCCCATCAAGGGTTAGGCATTTAGCGAAAACGTCCGCGCCAATCACCGATACCGAGGGCACCGAGACATTGACGGGGGTGCGAGATAGGCCGATGTTTGACCAGCGAACCGACTTAATGAGGCTCACCTTGGCCTTGGTCACCGGGTCGATGGCGGTTTCCTTGCCGCCCGGCAGCACTGCGCCGCCGACCGAGGGATACCAGCGCATCGGGGGAGCAACATTGGTCAGAGAGTCCCAGACCATGTTGGCGTTTTGGGCCATCGGGCCATCGCCGGAAAACAGGACCGCTTTGACCAGGGTCCGGTCGTTGACGAACGAAACGTCTACCGGGTGGCCAATTTCCCACAGATAGGTGGATTCGTTCGGTACGCGGGGCGGCAGAATGGACCGATGATCCAGGTCGATATTCCCGTACCGAAGGAAATGCTCAGCGCTGTCCTGTAGGGACTTCGCCAACAGCCGCTCGCCCTGCAAGTCCGTGGACTCGTCGGACGCCTGCATGTACAGGACCCGGCTGGCGCCCTCTTGGGCAGCCGTCGCCTTAAGCAGGCCAGTGATTGACAGGAGGGAGGTGTGCGTTTCCATGCCGGAATCGTGGCGTCACGACAGCCTAGGGGGCCGAAGAAATGCCCAGCAGGCACACCGGCGGGAGCAGAGGGATGACCTCGGGATGGGCGGTAACCACCGCCAGGCAGAGTTGACGCCCATCGTCCGCAGTGAAGCGGGCGCCTTGCTTGGCCTGGGCCACCGCCAACTTTTCATCCTTGGCTTGTTGGCGCATGGCCGGCGCAGACACCACAAGGTATCCCGCCAGGACCAGGACCAGGACCCCGTTAGCGACAGCCAGTGTTCTAAGCACGTCCCACCCACAGCGTGGCCAGGATGGCGACCAGGCCGACGAATACGCTGCCCAGCGAGATATAGATGTTGGATCGGTAGCGCCGCTCGTCGTCGGCGCGGGCCGCCCGCGCGGCGTCAATGGCCTCCCAGTGCATCCGCTCGGCTAGTTCGTGCTGGGTAATGGCCGCCTGAAGCTCGAAGGTCACCTTGGCTTGCATCTGGGCAATGGCCGCCGGGATTTGCTCCATGACGCCCTTCAAGCCGTCCTTGACTTCCGCGACTAGATCGCCCATGGCCCGCTCCAGCCGGTCCAGATGGGACTTCTGCTCGGCAATGTCCCGTTCCAACAACGAAACACGCGCCGCAATTTCAGATGCAGTAACCTCTTGCATGTGTCAAACCCTCGAACCCCGTTACCCGTTACACCAGACCCGCCGAGGGAATGACCTGCCATGGCCGCGCTCCGCTCACAACAGCACCAGGCCAATCTGAACCGCCATCTTTGCCAGTTCCATCCCCTGGGCAAGCATGGCCGTTTGCGCTTGAGCGGTCGGACTTTCCAGCCACGCCTGGTAGTGTTCGCCCAGAGATCGCAAGGCGTCCCCGAAGCGCCGGACCCGGATCTGGTCCGCAATCGGCATGGCGGGTAGCAAGGGGGCAATCAAGGTGGTTCCCCGCAGGTACAGGGCCGCACCAGCGGTGTAAAGGACCCCCACCTCGGCGGAAGTCGGTATCAGCTTTTCATTCCAGACGGACTCGATGGACGCCTTGATCGCATCCGCATCCGCCAGCAGGGCTCGCACTTCGGTCTGCTTGTCCGCCGACAGGCCGGCCAGTTGCCGTTCCACGGACGCTTTAGTCTCCGCGTAGGAGGATTGAGCGGTGGCCAGGTCCGCCGAAATCTGGGCGCCGGTCATGGCATCCTGAGCAGAGCAGGCATGCAGCAGCAAAGCGAACAAGGGCAGAATGAATTTCATAGCGATTTTCCTTTGGCATAAGCGGGGCCGCCCAGGAGCCGGACGGCAGAGAAATAAGCGTTGGCGCGGTACAGGCGGAACGGGCGCAGGACGGCAGCAATCAGGCCGGTTTCAGCCCGGATCAGGATCAGCATGTTGTGCAAGAATTCCCGGTCGGCCACGTCCTTATCCGCCCAGGTCTTGCCCTCGGCATACCCCCAATCGTGGATGTCGCAGGCTTCGGAAATATCGAGGCCGAACAGCGTGTCCGGCACCAGCCAGCCACCTAGCCCCTTGGTGCCGCACCCGTTACAGACGTGGGCGCGGTCCAGGTCAGTAGCGCGCCGGTAACTCTCCGGGGCAGACAGGGAATAGGGCATTGCTATGGGCCACTCGCAGGTTGGAATGGCCCCAGGATGCCGTCACGACAGTTTGGGAATGCGAATGGTGGCTAGTTCGGATTGCACCCAAGCGTGGAATTTGGAATCGACGCCAGGCGGGACCGCCGGGTCCGGGATCTCCTGCCACCGGCCACGGCAGTGCGGGTGCTGAACCCCGGCCGCCGGCCACCACAATTCAGCCTCGGTGCGTTCCACCAGCCCGTCCTCGGTTTGCTTGCGGGGGGATGCAGACCGGCCGACGTTGGTCTTGCCCGGCCAGACATGCGTCCAGCCGAACGACTCGTCCAGGGGTTGCTCGGACCAAATGAACTCTTGCCCGTTGAGCCGGGCACAGAAGGGGCAGGCGCCGATGTAATGCTCAACGCGCCGAACCCTAGCACCATGGGCCAGTTCGCCCAGATACGCCTGGTTTGCCACCTCGCCAGCCTCAGTAATGGCGATGCGCCGCCAGTCCCGGTTTAGAGCGCTGAACGAATCGAACAGGCGCGCCTGTAGCGCCGGCCGAGCCGATAGCCCCCGTTCCTGGATGTGCGAGGAAATCACGTCGGCAATCCGAAACCGGGCCGAGGACGACACATTGGTCAGGAACATCCCGATGCGCTCCCGTGCCCAGGCCCAAGCGGCATGCAGGCGCAGGGGAAGGGGCGGCGGCGCGCCATGGGTCGGCTTGGTGACCAGAGCAATCAGAGATTCCATGGGTTGCCAGTCGGGTAACTGATCCCGTAGCGCGCTCACCCGGCCCGCCAGGTAGGCCCGGAACGACAGCCAATCCGCTTGGGCACCCAGGTCGTCCGGGTGCAGATGCGTCCGCACCAGCAGGTCCACGAGGTCCGACCAGTCCGCCGGGGTGTAGTCCCCCAGGGGCTTCTGATACCTGGCGCGAATGCCCGGCCGGTCACCCTCGGGCAGGTCCGCCTTGCGAAGCATCGCCTCATCGGCCGGCAGCCCCAGGACCAGGAACAGGGCCGATTGCAGGGCCAGCAACCGCTCCGCGCCGCGTTGGGAAAACTCCTCACACAGGTCCGTCAGCCAGGGGTTGTCGTGGGGGCGCCAGATGGAGGTATCCGGGCCTTCCGCCAGGGCTTTGTGCAGTTCGTCCAGCCCGTGATTGCAGGCGCAGGACGGGACGCCCGACAGGTCAACTAAGGACATGATGGGGGCTTTCCTCCTGTGGCGCCCGGACCCACCCGGCCAGGCGCATCATGCCCTCGTCCATTAGGTCCAGGTTCTCGCCCGGCTCCAGCCGCAGGATCAGCACCGGGGCCTTGCCCATGGCCCGCAGGCTGTCCCGCAGGCTGCATAGGTCGGTATTGCCCATATCGCCGCGCACCACCAGCACGTCGCCTGGATGCACGTCCAGGACGGACACTTTCATGCGCTTCATTGGCACCATCCCTGCTTTTTGCCGCCGGCATAGGGCCGGGCATAGCCAGCATCAATCAGGGATTCGCCCAGGCTTTCCCCGTCCACCCACACCTCAGCGAGCAGGCGAAAATACTTGTCGCGCCGCACATTTCGCAGTTCAATGGTATCCGCATTATGTAGCATATACGTTACAAAGGCGCGGGCATCCTTGGCCAGGGCCACCTCGCACGGGCACTCACCGTGCAGTTCCGGCGCGTCAATGCCTGCCACCCGGACCCCGATGCGCCGCCCAACAATCGCGGGCCACCCGGCAATGTCCGCCGAGAAGGTGTCCCCGTCGTGGACCGATACCACCGACTCCACCCGGATCGCATCCGCGCCGGCCAGGCCAGGCCACAGCAGGGCCAGCAGCATCAGGACCCGGATCACCCGACGATCCGCCAAATTTCAGGGATCGCCTGAGAAAAAGGCACCAGTCCGCTGGCTGCTTTCGTGAAGGCTCCGTCCTCGTTTCCAATCTCCCCAGACTGGCCATCCATTGGTCCATCGTCCTCCTCAGTGTCGTCATTATTTTGCCCTGGACCCATATCTTCGTCCTGATTTTGATCCGGGGCATCTTCATTTTCTTGTTCAGATGGCTCGTCACCTTCCCCGCCAGGCCGCGAGAGTTGCATCCAGATCCCCGATAGGGTGGGATTCACCGGAGCCTCGCCGATTGGGCCCTCCATGGCCTCATAACCCTCCTCGGCGCGCATTTCGTTTACCGTGAGGATGGTCTTGCGGATGTCGAGCCGCTGGGCCTCGTCCACCTCATCCAGGCCGGCCCAGCGGAACACCAGCGAATCGGAAAAGTCGGCTATCAGGTAGTCGGACAGGAGGGATTCCAGGTACGCCATGAGGGGGCGCAAGCCGGAGTCCTTAGAGGCGGCCAGTTTTTCAGCCGTGTCAGAGCCCCCCAGGGGGGAGGTGTTGCCGCCAGAGAACGAGTCGAAGTTGATCTCAGCCGGAGACATGCCGTAAATGGCGCAAATCACGCTAACCAAAAACGTCATCCACTTGGAAAAGTGCATCTCGTCGAACCCGGCGTCGATCCGCTCGAATGCCGCCTTGGAGTCAGAATCCTTGGACACCATGACCGGCAGCGTCCAGGCGTTGTTGACGCCCTTGACCATCGCGTTCCAGTACCGCCGGAAGGCGGCCAAGTCGCGGGTGTCATATTCGCCGGTCAGGTGCAGGATGCCTTTGGGAATCGAGTTGTCGTCAAACCCCTTGGAATTGTAAGTCATTGCGTTCAGGAACCCCGTCACCACCTTAATCAGTAGTTCGGTTTCCCCTAAGCCGTACCCGGCCAGTCGCACGTCGGCGCGGGGGTTGCGCGGCTCATAAATCAAATCGTCGTAGCTGTACGCGGTAACCACCCGGCCCTGGATCGCCTGGACCGCGTAAATCTCGTCGTCGCCCTGGTAGCCCTCGTCGGTACAGAGGCGAATCGTGGAGCCGTCCACCGAATAGAACCCATCAAAACCCTTCTTCTTGTCCACCTTCATTTCGGTTTCGATGGGCGCGGAATCGTAGGTCAGCGACTCTCGAACGACCTTGGCTAGGAATTGGGATAGCGTGTCGCGCTTCAGTCGGCGCCGCTGGCGCGGGTTGAATTCCCAGCCGCAGTTGGTCAGGAACCGAGACAGCAACTGGGTCTGCTCCAGTTCCGACTTGGTCAACTTGTGCAGCCGGTCCCGGTGGGTAATCAGGAACCCGGACCCGCGCCCGCCATCTTGTGGCGCAGCAAACCGCTGCACCTGGCGAATCCGGGTCAGCAAGACCGCATTCAGGACCGGAGTCTGCTCCACCATGGTGCGGAGCATCTCGAACCCGACCGGGTTGGGGCGCTCGAAATAGTCGCCCCTGGCGAAAATCTGGAGGCCATCGAGGTAAACAGACTGCATCCCCACCGGCTTATCCGGTCGGCCAGGGAACTGGAAAATCTGGGCGGATTTGGCCAGGGCCATTTCCTGGTGCGCGTACTGGTCCTGGATATGCTCGACCAACTCTTGGATAGCCGGGGACGGCATCAGGTCCGAGGTGCCCGGCATGTGGGCTTTTTGCAGGACCCCCAGGGCTTCCGCCCGTTCATCGGCAGGCGCCGCCTGGGAAAAGGCAGTCGAGACAAGGTCGGACATGGCAGGCAACCGGGTAAAAGATTGCCCATCAGACTGATGTCACGACCTGGAATCGTTTTTGCCCCCGTGCGCCAAAACCGCTTGCTCTTTTGCCCCACAGGGGCATAATGAAGGCGTGGATCACCCACAACGGCAGCCTACCGCACCAGGCAGGAGATAGATCATGACGACCCGCACCCCCCAATCTCCCAGCACTTTCACCATCTGGTCCGTGAAGGCCCAAGAAACCTTCACCGGCACCGGCGGGGAAGCCATCGCCCGCGCCAAAGAAAAGGCTTATGCCCTCAAGTCTCGCATCGACAATCGGTGCGAGTTCGGCTGGGAAGCCGACATGGCCCGCCTAGCCTTCTGCTGGGCCTGGGGCGAGGCCAGTCAGGACGGCAACGCAACCGTCCCACCCGGATTTGTTGCCGCCCTTCATCGCGGTGGGCGCGAATCCATCGTCAAAAACTACTTCCTGACCCCAGCGCACTGGGAAACCACCCGCGAAGCGGCATGGACACTGCCCATGGAGGACGTGTCCCGCTACTACGGCGGGCCGAAAACCCGCGACGAGGACCAGATCAGGCACTGGGTGGAGGTCATGCCGCACCCCCTAGGCGTCCGCCAAGCCCTGCTCGAAATGCTGGTCCAGGAGGACCGGCGCCTACTGGCGGACCCAGGACTGGTCCGGCAAATCGCACGACAACTCGATGAGGACGGATAGCATGGCCGAATCCCCCTACATCGCCCACGTCACCCTTTCGACCGGGCACCTGCGCCGGTCGCCAAGGGACGAGGTGGACGACGACACCATCGCGGTCCTGGTGCCCTGGCTGGTTTCAGCTATGGTCTCCAGTGACACCCCGGTCCCACTACCCGGCGAAGCGTTCGCCGGATTCTCGGCCAAGATGCTGGTCGAGCATGGCGCCCTGGTCTGCACGGTCTACGGACCCGCCGGAAGGTTCCCGCACATTGCAGGCATGCCGGAAGCTCAAAACGGGGTGCCCCTGGTCACGTTCGGCGTGGCCCAGCGGTCCCGCCACAGCAAGGCGCTTTGGGCCGCCCTGGTCGCGGTTTCCGACGCGCCGCCCCGGTGCGCCATGCCCGATTCCCCCTGGTGCGGTGTGGTGCTGCACCCGCCCCTTCCAGCGTTCCCGGACGCATCCGAATGGCTAGGTGATTTTGAGCGGTGCGTGGCCTGGGCCTGGATCAGCCGCAACACCATCCCGGAATCCGCGTCATGAGTGAGGCCATGGGCTGGTTCCACCCGCCGTTCTACCCGCCGGACAGGGAAGAAGTGGTGCTTGCGCTAGACCCCCAGGACGGGGGCGCACCCTTCTCCGTCGTGGGGTTTCGCTTAGGGGGGGACTGGTACGGGTGCTGGTTTGACGAGGATCAAGCCGTGCAGAAGGTCTGGATGGACGTGCTGGCCTGGAGTTACCTGCCGTATTACCCCATGCCGGACGGCACCCCGACCTTCCGGGTCCGAACCACCTCGCGGTTCCCGTGCCACACCCAGACCAAGCGACGGAAGGCGCCGCCCAAGTTCACCCTGGCCCACGTCATCCTCAAGGACGGACGCATCCACGCCAGCGACTATGGGCAGGTTGCGGACCTGGAGCAGTATGAGCAGGCCCAGCCCCCGCCCCTGCTGGTGTTCGACTGGCAGAACTCGATGTGGGAGTTTGCGCGGGTATACGTCCTGGACGGGGACCGGCAGAACGGCACCGGATGGGCGGCATTTCGGGAATAATGGCGGGTCGGCCAAACCATCCCGATTAACTGATGGGGATTAACTTAACTATTAGAACTTGTGGCGGATTCCCGCCTCTTTCATTATTGCATTGGCGGTATGTCTTGATTTTATGCTGTGGGACACAGTAACGTGATTGTCTCCATTTTTCCAGTACTCATGTGATCCCTTTGCTTGCCTATCATAAACCCATCCGTTAATCCTTAATAATTCTTTTACTTCTTTTTCATACCCATTCATGTTAACGCGAGGTGGTCTACAAAGATCGAATCAGCCGATAGGTTTTTTGGCCTCTTCTTGCTAGACGAGTCCAGGAGAAACAAAATGGCTTCTTCTACTTCCGCTCTTAGCGCGTCTAATGTGTCGCTCTCAAGGACTAACCCTGGTACATCCGCACTCGTCGCCAGGTATACCCCGGCTTCATCATCGCGTGTAACTTCTACGCTGATAGATATGGGTATCCCGAATCGAGCCACTACTCTTGACATTGGGTATCGTAGCGGATAGTGCATGTTAGATTCCTATAGCTAGGTAGTCTTGCCTAACCCCATGGTACTTAACTATAGGCAGATGAACCATCTATATTTATTATGTCGTCATAAATTCTCGTTATTATCCCGAGAAATCAACATACTAAAAAAGGATCAATGGGCGGGTCACCCTGTAAGGCGCACAAAGCGGTAAAACTCGCCCCGACTTTCGTCCCGTTTTACCGTGCTAATCTTCCATTCCCATTGGTGGTACGCTTTCCGGGTTTCCCACCCGGAGCCCGGACCATGGCGCCATCCCCGCGTTACTCGCTTGATGACCTCGCCCGCCGGTGGGGCATGAGCCCCGACGAAATCACCCAGCATGTCGCCAGTGCTTTTTCTGCTCTAAAGGTCTGCGTCGCCGCCGAGGCGCCCGGCGTGATTTCCAGGCTATGCCCAGACGGAATCCGCCACAACTCAGCATGGTTGACTGGGAATTTCCTGGTCCTGCCGGCAGAAGTCTCCCGTATTGCCGCCGGCGACACCCGGCTGTCCGTCACCCGGCGCCCGGACCCGGAGCCCGCCACGACCCATGGTGACCCGCGCCGGCCACCCGTTGTTGGGATGCGATTTGAACCGCCCCTTGAGGTCCACCTGTCCGACCTATTCGTCCGTGCCGTAGACCTGGAGCGTTACGAGAGGGTTGAAACAGCGCACTAGGCTGAAGCATCGATAAAGGCCAGGCACCCCGGATCCGCCGGGCCAACCGCCAAATTGCGCTCGACGCATAGCCCATCCTGGTAGGCATCACACCGACCACAGGATCCGTCCGGGGCATTCATCGCCCGCCCACCTAGCAGTGCGACACCCATCCCGTCGGCTGTCGGCTCGCCGCCCGGCATCCAGTTGGTCCCCGACGTGTCCCCCAGCATGATCTGTCCCCCCCCGCTGTTTCGCGCCAGGGCCACGTCGAGCAGCATCCAGGCATAGGCATAGTGAGGATCAATCCCCACCTTCTTGACGAAGGACCGCCAGCGGCCGGTTTCCGGGTCGCGCTCAGAAATCAATGCCACCTTGGTCAGGTGCTCGAACACCACGTCCCGCAGCAGGCACACCCGCCGTTCAGCCCCGTCCCGATAGTCGCATTCCAGCCCGGCCGGGTCCGGGAATAGCGTCAGTTGGTCCGTGATCCGGGCCAAGGCCGACTGCATCGCCTTGTACTGGCTCAGACGGACCACATACCGATCCCGTTCCTCCTCCCTGGTTTTCTTGTCCGCCTTGGTCACGAGATCGCCCCAGACCATCGTGTCGGCCTGGTCGCCGTAGGACGCCACAAAGACCTTGCCGGGGTGCCGATTGGCAAACCGCTTGGCGTCGTTCCAGTTGGGCAGCCCCTCCACCACGCAGCACGTCACCCCGTACTGGCGCATGAGAACGTCGCAATCCGCGAACGGATCAGGGCCGAAAATAGCGTCGGCATGGATCAGGGCAGACCGGCCGCCGGGCAAGCTCTTGGCAATCAGCACCGCGTTGAACCCGCCCATCTGGTCAATGCCCATGTAGGTGCCCGCGCCGGCATCCTCCCACTGGGCGCCCGCCAGCTTGCCGGACAGGACGCAGGCTTCCAGGTGCTCGCGCCCAACCGGAATCTGGGACGGGTCCGCGTAGGGCAGGCCCATCTTGCGATTCATGAAGTTCCGCTTTTGCTCGCCCGTTTTCGCGGTGTGCCAGGTCCACAACAACTGCTTGGGGCTTACCGTGGGGCTCAGCAACTGCGGCAGGTGGTAGCTTTCAATCTCCCGATCCGGGTACGTCGCTAACCAGCGGCCATGCTGGGGGTTTTCCAGTTCGGCCTGGCAGGACGGGCACAGAAAATGATGGTCGGTGAACGATGCCGGGAAGTGATCGGACAGCACGAACACCTCGCCGCAGGCCGGGCATTCGGTATGGAACCGATGCTGGGTGCCCTGGCGGAACCAGAAATTGATGTCGGCATCCGGCCACTTGGGCGTGGACAGCATCATGGTGAACCGCACCGACGACGCCGACAGCCGCTCCATGGTGCGCGAGATGTCATCCGGAGCCATGCCTTGCACTTCATCAAACGACAGCACGTCAGCAGGGAACGATTCCGTCAGCGCTTGGCCGGAAGTCCACAGAAAAAGGAAAATCGAGTCCAGCAGGGTCCGGGTTAGCTTGTTGCCCTCCCCGGATGAATTCCGCAAGGCGCCATCGGGAGGCGAAGTCAGGGCGCGATAGATGGATGGAATGGTCCGCACCAGTCGCATGAATCGGTGCTCTGACTTGTAGCTGGCCAGCTTGGCATCCGGCAGGTACATGCCTATCGTTATGGGCCGCCACTTGATGGCCATAAACAGATCGGCCAGGACTTCCCAGACGGTCAGGCCCATTTGCGCGCCCTTTTGCAGGGCGATAATCCGACCCTGGGCCTCTTCTGCCGTGGCCGGAATCAGATCATAGATGGCGTGCAGGGCGGGGCGACGACTCAGGTCGAACGCATGGCCGTCAACCTTCAGGCCAAGATCGCCTAGGGCTTGGCACCAGGCGCGGAAGCCCATATCGGCTGGGGGATTCAGGGGGTCGAAACGATCCTCAGATGGATCCGCTAACCGATTTCTTCTGCGCAGCTCCATCTCGGCCAAAACCCTGAGCTTGGCCTGCTTCGGGTCCCGACTGCGTACGTTATAGACCACATACTATCCAGTGACGGGGTGCGAACGGGTACGGTTTGGGCGTCCATAAACCACGTTTCGCAACTCCTCGTCGGTCATGCGCTTAATATCCTCGGTGCTGATCACGTCGTCCAGGCCATGCGCCCGGCGCTCGCCCTCCTGCTGAATACGCGTGGTATCTGCCACGGTCTTAGCGAACCGAATTTTCCCCTGGGCTCCCCGCATATCCTCTTTCCTGAGATTTACTGCCTCCTGGCGCAAGGTGGCCACCTGCTTCCACTCAGCACGGTGGCGAACCAGTAGCTCAGCCCGCTTGTTTTCGGCTTCAATACGGGCCTCGGCGGCATAGGTTTCGTCGTCCGTCGCTTCAAACGTCCCGTCAACCCGCTCGATCCGATCCGCCTTAACCTGGGCAGCCTCTCCGATGCCGCTCATAGTTCCATGGCGTTCCCAGCATTCGGCCTTCCATCGCTTCCAGACCGCCTGCTTGGACGGCGGGGGGAAGGCAAACTTTTCTCCCGCCCGCTTTGACGACGTTTCCAGAGAGGGACTATCCGGGTCGTATTCATACACGCGCCGTATAGCCGCCCATTCGGTATCGGTTAGCCTCGCTCGAACACCTGACATTTATTTCCCCTCAATGCTAATTTGCCGGTCCATCTGGGAGATCCTGTGGAAACTCGGCGCCGTCCGCTTCGAGGATAGCCACCTTCCCGGATAGCCTCTGCCAGCGCTTGACCGCAACGTCAACGTATTGGGGGGACAGCTCTATGGCATAGCAACGGCGCCCTGTCTGCTCTGCCGCAATGATTGCCGTACCGCTTCCGGAAAAAGGCTCGTACAGCAAATCGCCGCGCTTGCTGCTGTTTTCAATTAGCCGCTCGATTAGCGGGACGGGTTTCATGGTCGGATGAAGGTCTGATTTTTGCGGACGCGGGAACTCCAGCACTGATGTTTGAAAATCGCCGTAGAACTTATGTCCGCCCTTCTTCCATGCGTACAAAATCGGCTCATGCTTATAGGCGTAGTCTGCCCGACCTAAGACGTGGTTGTTTTTGAGCCAGATTAACTCGTGCCTTGGCTCAATACCGGCACCCTGCATCATCATCATCATCATCATCATCATCTGGTCGCCGCCCTGAGGCATAAAGCAATAAATCACCGCGCCTGGCAGCATCACCTCCGACATCTCGTGGAATGCAGACCGCCACATTTCTTGAGTGTGCTCTTTCGACAGGTGGTCATTGGCAATCTCAACCTGCACCATGTTGCCTTTATCTATCTCATTAAGAAATGCGTTCTTGTCTGCGTAGCTGACGCCATACGGGGGGTCTGTCACCACTAGCGACGCTAGTTCAGCATTCATCAGCTTCATGACACTGGCCGAGTCAGTGCTATCACCGCACAGAATGCGGTGGTCGCCTAATATCCACAGGTCGCCTAATTTGCTAACTGCTTCTTCAATTAGCTCGGGAGCATCGTCCGGGTCCGTTTCTCCGACCGTTGGATCCGCATCGTCCAGCAGACCCTCCAGTTCCGCCTCATCGAATCCGAGGAGATCGATGTCGAACCCCCGCTCATCCAGCTCCGCTATCTCCAGCGCCAGCAGTTCTTCATCCCAGCCAGCGTTCAGCGCCAACCTGTTGTCAGCGATAACGTAGGCTCGGCGCTGATTTTGGCTCAGATGTGACAGCCGGATGCAAGGGACATCTGCTAATCCGAGTTTTCGTGCGGCTAATATTCTGCCGTGACCTGCAATAATGCCGCCAGATTCGTCAACCAGGACCGGATTACAGAACCCGAACTCGACGATCGAAGCGGCAATCTGCGCCACTTGCGCGTCGGAGTGCGTGCGGGCGTTGCGGGCGTAGGGAATCAACTCATTAACCGTAAGGTGCTCGACGCTATACGATGGTTTTTCCATGTCTCTAAAAAGCATTTGTTTCTGTAATGATAATATAAAGGTGCATTCTTGCCCGAGTAAACTTTTGTCAACCTATTTGTCAACTTCCGTCACACCGCCGCGTTAAGCCGGATCTTTTCGCTTTTCTTTGGCCGTAATATCCTGCTGGGTGGCGTCCTCCTTCAGGTGGTCAACGGCGGCCTGGATGGCTTCATCCTTCTTGTCGGCCGGCTTGGCACCAAAAAAGCCCTGCTCGTGCGCGGTCAGATTCGTGTCCGGCCGATGCTTGGCAATAAACTCCTCGGCTGCCGCCCGGTTGGCGGCATTGACGATGCTGCCCAGTTCGGCCTAGCTTGCTTTCGGCTTGCCCTGCTGTCCTCGGATTGCCGCCAGCAAGGCGGCCTTCATTTTCGGATTGGCGTCAATTTTCTTTGCCAAATCCAACACGGCAGTTCTCCCCGCTGATTCAGAATAATTGGGCTTGTTCTTCATGTCTTGTCCCATGGCTGTTCCTTAAAAGGTCTGTCTTTTTGGGGGTCGGGGCGTCATCGAATATATCCATCTGGTTTGGATCGCCTAGCCGATTGACTGCATCGTAATACCCGGCTAAGAATTCCGATATTGCTTTGGCCGAGCGTAAGTGTTCGCCGAAATGCCGCAGAATCAATTGGGCCTCGTCTGAAATCTCATCGCCGAACAGGCCGGCTTGCGACAGGTATTCATCCACCGATCCGAATTTCCTCTCCTCCTTGATCTTCGCCAGGGTTGCCGTAGCCGCGACAATATCCGCCGATATGTCTAGGTCGTGGATGCGTCCTATCTTGGCGTCCTGCTTCGCCTGCGCCACGATAGGCGCCACACTCACTAACGCATTCAGAACATTACGCTGCCCGGCATCGGCAGATTCTACCTGGCGAGCCAGGGTATCACTGTCTCCGTAGGCACGATAAAGGATCGCATTACGCACCCGGTTTATCCCCTCCTGGCTCAATCGACCGTCTGCCTCCAGAAAAGCACCTCGGTGGCTGGCAGGCATTGCTCCCAGGAATTGACGGATAAACGGCATATTGGCCGGAGTATTGAATTCCCCGGCGTCATTAGTGGAGAACCCAGACAAATCACCCAAGCGCTCGCCATCCACCTTGGCCTGCTCAAGGTTCGACATCCTGGCGCCTCCCCCCTCATTAGATGCTATGGCCGCTTGTCGGACATCCACATCCTTGGACAGAACCCGCACCAACACGGGTTCTTTCATGCCTGCCGCTGCATCCTTAGACAGACCATACCTATGAGCCTTTCGGGACAAATCATCTTTATAGGCTTGGGCTTTCCCTGACCCATAGGCCCGCTGAATGGCTAATGTGCGCCCGTTCCCGGCGATAATGGTTTCTCCATCCATGGCAAGGACCGGGGCGCCGTAATCCATCACGGGGGATCCTGATAGCATCCGAAACTTCAGATTGTTGGCGATACTGCCCACTTGCTCGTCCGATGCCGCACGGGTGCGGTCCCGATACTGATTGTCGGCCTTACCCTTCGATGCCCCCAGACTGTCCGCTTCAACTAGGCGATACTCGAACGGAACGTCCTTGCCGTCGATGTCCAGGAATTGGTCGTCATCGTCAAAATCTGCGGCTGGGGCCGGGCTTCTTGCGCTGGCCCGCACGATAGTCGGCTTGCCACCTTCTAAGGGCTTCTTCCATCGAGCCCCTAGCTTTTTCGCGTAGACATTGTGGCCCTCGTCCGTGCTTTCGCCTACGGCCCCAGATCCAGCCACCATCTTGTCCTTCATGGCACCGATGCCCGCCACCTTGGCGTTGACTTCTTCCAGTTCCCGGCGGTGGCGAGACAGGCTAGATTTAGCCCTCAGTGCCCGATTAGCGGCCTTGGTGGCGTCCTCCTTCAGGTGGTCAACGGCGGCCTGGATGGCTTCATCCTTCTTGTCGGCCGGCTTGGCACCAAAAAAGCCCTGCTCGTGCGCGGTCAGATTCGTGTCCGGCCGATGCTTGGCAATAAACTCCTCGGCTGCCGCCCGGTTGGCGGCATTGACGATGCTGCCCAGTTTGGCCGCCAGAAACGCCTCGCTGGCCTCCAGGCGGTCCTTGTTGTTTTGGGCGTATTCGTTGGCGTATCGCCCATCCCCGTTGAACTGCTGGTCCGTGGCCCGCGCGCGCTCCAGCCCCTCGGCATAGGAACGGAACCCGCCCAGCAAGCGCATCAGGGACTGTTCTACCGCAGGGGGGATAGTGACTTTTGCCGGTGATCGGGGGCTCGCCTTCCAGCGGCTGCCCATCTTGTCAACATATTGCTTGTGCGAATCTTCCGTGCTGTCGTAGACATCGCCAGCACCGGGGGAAATCTTTGCCATCATGGCGCCGATACCGGCCACATTAGCATCTACCTCAGCAAGCTCTTTCTGGTGCCTTAGCAGGTCGCTCTTGCGCTTCAGGGCGCGGTTAACGGCCTGGGTCGCCTCCACCTCTTTTCCAGCGGCTCGGTGCGCTTTGGCGGTTTCCGTCAGGGACTTGATAGCTTCAGCGTGTTCGGCAATCCGTTTCCGCAGGGCGTGACCATGGTAATGGTGTAGCAGATGCTGTTCCTTGTGCATCCGCTCCAGCAAATCCATGCTTTCAGGGGATAGCCCCTGGACATCCTCAAAATCCCGTCCAAGCGGCGCCCGCACATGCTCCGTGCCCTTCTTGATCCGCTTGTCGTAGTACGGACCCACCGTGATGACCTTGCCGTTTTTCAGCCGTCGCACATGAGTGCCGACGTAGGATTTTCCGAGAAATAAGATGGGGGAAAGCGGCATGGTGGGCGGATTCCAAGGAGTAGGACAGGCTTACAGCATGCCGTCACGACTTAGAGCCCCCCGGCCTGACAGGGATTCCTAGACAGGCCGGGCTTTTAGCTAGGCAGTAGTGAGTTGCCGCTGGATCTGCAACCACTCCGGGCGATCCGGCAGGGTGTGTCCCAGCTTGGCGCGCCACTTACGCACGAGGTCAGGGGTCCAGGGGGCGCCGGCGCCGATGATTTCCCGCACCACAAAGTCCCGCAGTTCCGCGCGGAAGGTGTAATAGGCGCGGAGGTCCATTTGGATGCGGGTCACCTCGGCCAACGCCTCCTGGAATTGATCGGCGGGCAGGTCATCGACGCTGGCGACGGAGAACCGGACCCGCAGCCGGTTGGCCATGGCCATAGGCCCGCCGCTGCCAAGGTCGAGATAGGCACCGCCGAGGGCCTGGTGGATAGCCTGACGAAGCTGCTCCCGCTCCCATCTGCGTACCTGACTGGCTTTAGGGGCCCATCGTCTAACATATTGTCGATAAAGGGTTTTAGCATTGGTGGAGCCAAAAAAAGCGGGAGGGGGGCCCCTTGCTCTTCGGAAGCTTTTTTTAGTCTTTTCGATGCCCCGCTTCTCGGGCGTTCACCCCCTCGTCAGCTGCCGTCAACCGCCCGAATACTCGACCACGATTTCTGTGGGGCTTTCTGGGCATTTGTTCGCGTTCGGCGCGCAACGAAAACCCGCCAGTTTTCCGCTGGGTAACTTCGCTCCGCAACAGCACAGACTCTTGACTGATCCATCCACATAGATTCCGCAGTCGGCGCACTGGACTCGGCCAGGCTTGCCAGGGCCATGGCTTGGACCCACCAGCAGACGCCCAAAGCAAATCCGGCAAACATGATCCGTGATCGACCAATTGCTCATACGCCACCCCAGAACGACAGTGAATAGTGAGGCACCCGCAGGACAGGTACTGGCCTGGCCAGCACGGAGCCAGCGGGCACCTGGCCTGAGTCGGATAGCCCATGACGCACCAACGGCACAGGGCGCCATTCCGGCGCCACAATGGCCGCCCGTGGCCGGCGCATAGGCAGCCGTCCAGGCAGGCCCAGCACCAGGGCGGCCTGAATGCCAGGCGGAGCAAAGGGGAACCGGGCCAGGGCCAAGCCGGGCCGCTTGCGGGCCGCATGGATAGCCAATTCGATGCGGTTAGCCGCGAGCCCGTCGAACCGCTCGCCCACGCCTATCGCCAGGGACAGAGACAGGGCGGACGGCAGTGACACGGGCACGTTCCCGCGCCGGTCCTTGCCGATTCGCACCTCCCGCTCGCGGTTATAGCACGAGACGCAAATCTGGCCGCGAATCAGGCGCATCCCGATCCGGCCGCACCGGCAGCATAGGGTCCGCCCTGGCGCCTGGGCCGGTAGCGGCTCCCCGGCGTTAACCGCGCCGATCTCGCAACCCCGGCATGGATAGATCGACTGCCATGGGAGGGCGTCTTTCCCGCGCCTCCATTGGGCAGCGCATGACATGGGGGTCAGGCGCAGTCCCCCTGCATAACGCGGGCAGGTGAATAATTCGATCATTCCTTGGGTTTCTCGTTAGCCAGGCCTCCCAATAAACAAATTTCGCGCACCCAGCCCCAATCATAAGGACTGCCGCTCTTCGCGGGTGGCAATGGCGGCGCTGGTAGTCGCCTCGCGCAGGCGGCTTAATGCGGCGATAATTCCAGGTTTTTCCAGGTTCTCGCTGCCTTGCTGGCGCGGTTTCCTGTATCCGGCTTCACTAGCCGCAGCCATTGCATTCCCACCATTGGCCGCATAAACTTCGCAGAACCTACGCTGTCGTTCCGTTAGCCCCTCATGCCAAGGCGTCATCTCTCGCCCTCCCAATAAACAAATTTCGCGCACCCAGCCCCAATCATGGGGAAACCGAGGCGCCCTATCAGGCATTGGCCTTGGTTGCGGCCATGCAGGCAGCTATCACAGCTCATGCTTCTCGCCCCTCCACTTCTCGTGAATTACCGAGCAGGACTTCCGCATTTTCCGAAGTGCCTGCGCCTCAATCTGTCTAATGCGCTCCCTGGTCGCCCCAACCTTTGCGCCGATCTGCTCCAACGTCTGTTCCTCCACGAATCGGAGACTGATGACCGTCCGCTCTTTGGCGTTCAGCTGGGCAATGTCGAATAGGGTCTCGAACCGATTGCCGTGTTCGTCCTCCTCGTCAGCCAGGTCCTCCAATAGCCTCGGCTCCTGGCGACCATTGATTATGGCTAGTTGGTCGGCGGTAATGTCGGCCTCGTATCTATTGGTCTTCAGCGGTGCGAATAGATGGCTTGCCGGGAATAGTTCCTCAATGATACACCCAAAATAGTCACAGAGTTTTTCAGCCGACCGCTTAAGCTCGCCAGTTTGGGCGCTGTAGGGGCTCTCCAATAGCCGCAGATACTCGCCAATGTCAGTCTGCCCAACGCCCGTCGCTCTCGATAGATCGGCGGCGGTGCTCATGCCAGCCTGGCGCATTTTCGACAGCAGCAGGCCATTGCGGATGGTGAGGGTTAGGTTGTAGTCGCTCATGGCAATTGATCCACCCGAATACCCGCCTCGGCGGCTAAATCCAGCGACCGGCTATCCGGGTAGGCGCCTCGGAACACCACCCTTGCTATGCCTACGTTCGCCAGCATTCCCATGCAGGTTTGGCACGGCTGGCATGTGACATAGATCGTCGCCCCCAGAAGGCTTGCCCCGTGCCTTGCAGCATTTGCTATGCAGTTGGCCTCGGCGTGTTGACATCCGCAAAGGTGGGGCTGCTCGCCGCTCGGAATGTTGTATTCCCGGCGCAGGCAAAGCTCCGGGTGCTTGATCCGCGCCGGGACACCATTGAAACCACTGGCCACTATCCGCCTGTCCTGGACCGCTACTGCGCCAACCTTTCTGCCGCTGGCGCAGGTGGACATTTCGGCGAACAATTCAGCCGCTTTGAGCCAGTGTTCGTCCCAACTTGGGCGGGTCACCTGCGGATCGTCGTGCGCCATCTGGATCCGCCGAGCGCATGTTTGGCAGATTGGCGCGCCGGTATCGCCGTGGCACCGAGAAATATCAGCCAATAGGGCCTTGCGCTTGCTCATTCCCCGCCCTCCCGCACGAACACCACGCAACTCCCCGCTAGAGCCGCCCTCAGATCCCCGACATTCGCCGAGCAATGGCTTTCCGCTTGTTCCCCCCGGTCGATAGCCAACAGCTTGAAATCCCGGATCAGCAATTCCAGCCCGGCGCGGGCCAGGCAGGGCAAGCGATGGATGCAGGAATTACAGGATCTCATTTCGGCCGGACCTCAAAATAAACGAATTTCGGACACCCGGACCCGACCAGGGGGAATCCCACCCGGCCAAGAAAGCACTCGGGTTTACCGGCGCCGTGGATGCAAGATGCGCAGCTCATGATGCCTACCCTCCAGATAACGGCGGGCCGCCCAGGGGTATCAACGCGGGTCTGTGTCACCCGGCCAGCGGCTTGGAGTTCGGCCAGGATCGCGGCTAGGCGGTCGCCTTTAACGTGTCGGTTTAGCGCCTTGCTCAGGTCTGCCTGGCTGATCCCCTCGGCTCCTGCCTCGGTGATGATTTTGGCTACCCGTTCCACCATCTTGTCCGTGCTCATGGCGCCGAACAGATAGGCCGCCGAATCCCGGCAGTACTGCCACACCGCAACCGCTTGACGCAGGTGGGCGGGTTTGATGGCTCCCGAACAATCCAGCAGGGCGAATATCAGGGCCAGCCGCAAGGTTTGAGCCTCGGCTCTGGCAATGGTGGCGCCGAACGCGCCGGGTTCGTCTTGGGTGAGGGCCGGATAAATCTTTGCCCAGACTTCCCTGGCTTCGCCCGACAGTTCCAGACACTGCTCCCGCTCCGCAAACATCAGCGCCCCCGCTATCCGTGCGGCCAGGTCATTGACTAGATGGTCAGGCATGGGGGCCGGGAACGGGTTGGGCGTCCCGCGCCGGACGCAGGTCCATAGGAACCGATTAGCTAGCCCGTTGAAAACATCGACGTCAGACAGAACCTTCTTTAATTCGGCTTCGGTCACATGGCCCACGATGCACAGGTGAGGATTAGACGCGCCCACTACCCCACGAGATCGACCAGAAACCAACGGTCGAATCTCTGAGCCGTCCCACCCGGTCCGCAGGATTGCCGACAGGCTAGACCCTTCCCGCCCAGCTACCCGAAGGGCGCCGCCGAACTCGCCTTCGGTGACCAGCAGGCGCTTATCCACCACACCAGCGGTCACAGGGTCGCCGTGCTTGTCTCGGTCCTCAGATTCGTCCCGAATTGCCCAGATCAGCCCCTCGCCGCTGGATAGCGGGCCGTCGCTGATCTTCAGCGGGAACAAAGGCGATAACTGGGCCGCAGGGGGGGATAGAGCTTGCTCAGCACTATGGATCAGGCGCTTTATGGGCGTTACTGACGTTCCTTTCCTGGCGCGGCTGGATGCGCCAACCAAGGCAGTGAACAGCCTCGGGTGATGCGCCGTGTCGCCGACCAGCACCATGGATGATCGCCCACAGGCGGCGCCAAAGGCAGTAAGAAACGTCATCAGCACTGCCGCCGGATCGGCCTCACTGTTGGTGGTCGCCAGCCGTACCACGTCGCCAGCTAGGCCAGTGAGGGCCTCGGGTGCGAGGGTGGGCCAGACAGGGACGGGCGCGGGATCGTCCGGGTTACCGCCGACGCGCTCGAACAGGGCGCGCCCCTCCTCCTCGGGGACCTCACCCCCCCGCACACGGGCCAGCCAACTCTCGGCGTGGTCCCGCAAGACGTCGGACGAAATATCCACCTCGGGCGGCTCGCCTCGCTCCATTCGGAGGAGATTTTTTTTCTTAACATGCTCTTCGCGCCTAGGTAGATATTTCTCCACCTCCGCCATGAAGCTATCCGGTCCGGAACCCCCTCCTCTGCCGTAATAAAGACCTCTGAAACCCATTTTCAGCCTCCACAAGCCCGCTTAGATTGAGCCATATCGTTTTCAGACTGATCCTCGCGCAGGGACGCCAGGGCCTTGCTAGCTGTGTCCACGGCCATTCCTGATTCCACCTGGTCCCCGGTGAACCGCAGCACGGTCCAACCGGCCATTTGCAACGCGTTGTATTTCTCGCAGTCCTTTGCAAACCCGGCGCCCCGGCTATGGCGCCCGGCTACCCAGGTCCCTCCCTCGATCTCAACGGCCAGCAGATGTTCCGGCCAGGCGAAGTCCACGCGCCAGCGGCGGCTAGGGATCGGCCTGATTTCCCGTTCCGGCGTTGGCAATCCAGCGACTCGGACATAATATGAAAACAATTCTTCTAGGTTACTGCTGCTCATGCGACGATGGCGAGGTGCTCGCGAGCTCGGGTTGCTGCGACGTACAGGGCGCGATTGAATTGCGATGCAGATCGCATCAACGCCAGGTCGGCATAATCGACGATTGCGGTATCAAACGTGCTTCCCTGGGACTTGTGCGCCGTGATGGCGTACACATGGCGCAGTGGGGCGAAGGCATTACGCAAAGCCCACGCCTGATCGCTGAGATCCTTGGCCTTGCGCATTTCATAGACTGAATCCTTCCCGGACTTCTCTAACTGATTGGCGACCATCTTGGCTTGGCGCCATTCTCCAAACTTCTTGCTGACTGCCCTGTCTAGTTCTGCTGGGTCGTCCGCCACGTAGCTGCGCAGCATGACCCCATCATCCTTTCTTAGGCCAACCGACGAACAAGGGAACTGATCCCTGTAAAACGGGTGCTGGGCATTTTGCACATCAATGACCTCTAGCTCCTCGCTGTTGATAACTTTCACCGGCGCCCCTCTGGTGCCGCTATCCGGGTCCCAAGACCAGTCAGAGAATGCCTGGTGGGCGATGACACGCTCTCCGACTGAAAATGGATGCCGGGTGAGTCCATGCAACGCCTCGTGCGCTTTGCGGTTGTACATCAAGACCACATCATTTCTGAACGCGACAATTCGCGCATCCCTCTGTTGCCCAATCTCGTACAGCAGGGTAGATAGCGCCGCATCGGCTCCGCCGGTCATCAATCCCGCCTTCGCCGGGAACTCCATTGGCAAATACCCAGCTAGTGTTTGAGCAGAGATTTTTTCCCCGCGCTCCATCGCCTGACGAATCCCGATGGACAGCTTGATGATCGGGTTGTCTGCGGCCTGCCGTACCACCTCAGTCAGCGTGATGCGGTAGGTCACCAAATCGAACACGGGAGAGGTATTGGCGGTGCCTTGTACTGGCGGCAACTGAGCGGGGTCGCCCACAAACAAGATCAGAGCAGACCGCCGACTGAGCAAGATCCGATAAACCAGGTCCTCGTCCAGCATGGAGCATTCGTCCACGATCACCAGGTCGTATTCGTGCAAGATGGAATCTCGCGCCGATTTACAGCGGATCGTCCCGTCCTCCAACTCCTCGACATCCATCCCAAGCAAAGAATGGATGGAACCATATTCGCGGTCATGCCGTTCGGCTTTATGAAAATCCCTTGCGGGATGAAAGTCGTCGTCAATGTGCTCGGCCACGCGGTCCTTGAGAACCCGCACGGCTTTGTTGGTCGGAGCAGCTAGCGCGACACGTCCGCCGTCATACTGACTGAGCAGCTGTCCCATCAGGGTGCTTTTCCCAGTGCCCGCGTAGCCTTGCAGGACGGCTAGTTCAAAGTCCGCCTCCCTGTTGGCAAATTTCGTTAGCGCTTCCAGCGCTACGGCCTGGCCTGGCGTGAGGGTGATAGCGTTGTTCATTGATAGCCTTTCCCTGCCGCAACCAAGCGCTTCCCCCTAGGCCCTGTCTTATTGGTCGTACCGATTTCAACGAGGACCTGGTCCTGGAGCATTTGGTTAATCAATTTCGCCCGATCGGCACTGGTTAAGTTCCTAAACGCCCAACACCCGGAGATCAGCTCCCGTACTGCTAGCCCCTGCCCCTTAGCCGCAGTGACGCGCATCAAAACCTGGTCATAGATGGACGGCGGTTCAATTGGCCATGTCGAGTTGATTGAATGCGGCCTGGCCGCCGGGTGGAGCCCCGCCAGCCGCTCCGCCGCCGCGCCGATGATCCTCGGCAGCAGCGAGCGAGAGAAGACGCTCCCCGAATCGCCAATCAGGTCAGCGAGGGTTTCCGGGTTCACTAGGACGGCTCTGGCGGGAACTTCTTGCAGTCGGATGGCATCGTCCGTGTCGAAGCTCAGCAGGAACCGGGAGGAGCGCAGGCGGTCGGTGAGGGTAGGTTGGGATGCCTGCAACTGCGCTTCCATCTCGTTGAAGCGCTGGATGTAGGCCTCCTTGAACTGCATCGCCTTGGCGCCGGTGTAGCCCATGGCGAGGATCGTGAAGCCGTCCTTGGTCATCTCGAAACAGCGCTCCTGGCGCGTCGCCCCGTTGGGGCCAGGGACCGCCCGGAACGTAGCCTCAAAATTGAGGCGACGAAACTCAGCGGAACATCCTAGGCCATCGATGTCTCGCAGTACGTTGAAGTGCTCCTTCTCAAACACTTCGGCCACCGACTGACTGAGGGTCATCGGGCGGCCATTGGACAGGGACACGGCGGAAACGGGAAGGAGGGAGTTAGTCATAGAACGATCCTCGGATTAGGTTGAGAACCGCCTCGTTCCTCTGTCATAAGGAATTGGGTGGCGGATGCAACAGGGTTTGCAGGACCGCTCCGAGGGGCGGTGCGCCCGAGGGCGCCCCCGTTGCACCCGCCAGAAACTGTGGGCACAAAAAAAGCGCTCTGGGTGAGCGCCTGGGCGCTCGGATTGCGGGCTGCAAATCCCGGCCGCCCATGGGGGGCGACGGGGAAAGCATAGACCTGGGCGTGGGGGGCTGTCAACCGGGTGTTTCGGCCCCTATTAGAGAATTTAGTTATTGCTTCCTGTGCTGTGGACAGGATTGAAGCGGGGAAAATATTATAATTGTTCATTTATGGTCTTTTACTTTCTTTCAATCCGCTTAAGCCAACAGCGGGTTTCCAGCGGGTTTTTTCTTTTAGAATTCATTCGTTTATCGAATGTGCTGATCTGCCGATGCTATAGAAGGTTTTAGTATTTAATATATATACCCGTACATCGCGCGCCCGCGAGGGTCAGCAGATCAGCAGATTCATTTTCTTGCGTAAATTCATTGGCTTAACCCGCTGTAAACCCGCTGTTTCCATCAGCCTTTCCTAACCACCAACTTTGACGCAACCAAGCGTTTTCCCTTGGGTCCGGTCTTATTGGTAGTGGCGATTTCGACAATGGCTTGGTCTTGAATCATCTGTGTAATCAATTTAGTCCTGTCTTCACTAGACAAGTTCCTAAACGCCCAGCAACTAGAGATCAAATCTCGCTCCGCTAAGCCTTTAGCCTTGGCTTCCGTCACCCTAGTGAGTACTTGGTCGTAAATGGACAGCTTGCCGTCACTCCCAGCCAACAACGCGTGTTGGTCTATCAATCCTTGCAACCGTGCCGCCACGTACTCCACGGACCATTCCAATAGCAACCCGTCCACCCGAGGGGCATGAGGATCGCGCCACACGGCCAGGAGAGCTGCAATTCGGCGCACGATGCCCCGTGCCGCCAACAGGACGGGCCGTAGGCGCCGTTCTGCGGACAGGCCGTCTAAGCGGGCGTAGTAGGCCGTGGATGTCCCCGAGAAGGAGACGGCGGTTTGGGTAGGCTGCAATAACGCGTTGCCCTGGAAGATGGAGGCACAGTCCAGGTCAGTCGATTTTGGCGTCCCGCGAATGGCGCAGAGGTACTCCGACATCCAGACGGGGGCCTCCCGTGCGCTTGGCTCTCGCGTCACCGCGTCATCTGGGTCCGTGATGGCCATGAGGATTTGCTCCATGGCCCCGCGCCCAAGTTCTGAGGTGCGCAAGAGGGTTGCCAAGTGGTCTTGGCCAATCAGGGCAAACAACGACAATGCCGGAGCCTGGAGGACGGGTTGCTCGTCGGTGAGGCTGCTTGTTTTCAAGCCAGCCTCGTCCGCATGGTCCAGAGGCAAAGATTTCCCGTCCCACAGCTGGGCGAATAGTGACAAGACCGCCTCTTGTTGACCGGACGGCTGGCGCCTGGCGAACGCGGTAAGCCCGCCATAATCATCGGACTGGTAGAGCAATGCAGGCGCGCGCAACAAGGACCGATATAGGCTGGTGGGCGAGGTGATCCGAGTGTTGCGGACCAGGCGGCGCAAACCGGCCAGTTCCATAGCCAAATAGACGCCGTGATGGGCGTAACGGATTTCACCGACGCTATCCGCCGACGCGCCCAAGTACAGCGACAAGGGATCCCCTTGCGCTGTAACGTACCGGCGTGCCGCAACTGCGCCGATCAACGACAACACCGCGTGTTGCGTGACGACGGGATAGCTGATGGGGGCTTGCGCCTCCATCCATGCGCAAACCTCGTTGAGCCCAGTTATGGGGAATGGGATGATCGACTCGGCGACCGGGGCTTTGATCTCTTGCTTAGGGGTTGCACGATTGAGGTCTTCAACCGATAGTCCCGTTTTCGCCTCGAACCGTTCCCGGAATTGCTGCGCCTCTCGTGTCGCCGGGTTCACCCAGCCGAGTTCTTGCGCCCAGGAAAAAATGCTGGTGAGTCCGACGCCGTTAGGGTGATCCCGGAAGGTTGCCCATTTCGGGCGCATGGCTTCGGCGGAATACTTATCTGACCCAATGCTCCACTCGTTCCAAAGACCGAACGCATTGGGCGCGCCGCTGGAATGCAGCGCCATCCCAACCTGAACCCAGGTGTGGTAATCGTCCACGTCCAGATAACCCAGGGCTTGTCGAAGCTCAAGCACCTGCTCAGGCGGGATCATTTGTCCGGTTGGAGGTTGGCCAGGCGAACGCTGGCCAGAGGCTGGAGCCTCGATCAGGCCTAATATCCACTCAGGCGCGGCGGCCAATGCCACGCCTTCCAGAGGGTCGCTAGAGCCCTCCCACGCATAGCCTTGGCCGCTGATATGCAAGGACGGCTCTACGATGATGTAGCCGCCCTCCCCCCGAATATCGAGGCCTGGGCCGAGCTTGTTGGTGCTAGACCCAACCCGGCGGCCTGCTGGGTAGCGGAACAAGATATGCCGACCACCGCCACCCGTAATGGCTTCCGCCGTCTCAGGAAGCCTCCCGTTTCGAGTCAACAGCGAATCAAGAGAAGCTTCTCCCCCGTGCTGTGGGTCAACGTCCAACACCCAGAATCCAGATTCTGGACCTGTCCGCACTGCGATATTAGCCCACGGGGCGTTAGCCTCCCCCCACCAAGCTTTGATGAGCGCCGCGTTGCGGGTCGCGCTCTTCAGTCCGTCTTGCACGAGCTGACGAATCGGGTGTTTGCCGGGGCTCGCACAATCCGCTTCGCGGCAAGTGCAAGCGCCGTCCTCATGGATGGCGTGGCAGGGGAACACGAGCCAGCCCAGCTCCGCGTAGCGCAAGGCGTAATCCATGCGCCGACCAGCCGGCAGCCCGGAAATTTGCACCCTGGGCCGTCCGCTAGTGTCCAAAGCGGTGCGCTTTTGTTGTGTCACTCATGCGCCCCTATTCGCCCTGGTTTGCCACATGGGCCGGTTGGTGGTGTTGTCCTAGCCTTCCGTATAGGTACACGGATAGGGCCCGCCTAGAGTTCAGACACGGACCGATCTTCTTCCAGCGCCGCATCCTGGGCGTCCCGGAGCATGGACTCGGGAAGCCACACCTTCACGTTCTCCGTAATCTTTTCCCGCCTCGGGTCCAAGGGGTTTCCTCAAAAAAAATGCCCTGGGGGTTGCCCAGGGCGAAGGGTTAGGAGGAGGACAGAGAAACTTTTTCGGGGCAGCGAATGGCCGCCCAGTCGAGGTCCGGTCGCAGGTCCTCGCATCGGATCGCGCCGTTCGTGATGCGGGTGATTTGCAGGCAATGCTCCGGTGGAACCTGTCTTTTCTTCCATTGGGAGATTGCCATTGGGGTTACCCCTACAGCTCTTGCGAGCTTTGCCTGTGACCCGACCAATGCGATGGCGTGACGTAGTGCGTTCATGCACACATCATGAACAATTCGTGCATGAAAGTCAACAAATTGTTTGTTGCGGGAGGGGCGACAATGCTAAACACTAAGTTTATGAACGACCCGGACGCCGCAATGGGTCCGCGCTTGCCAGCACCGCACGGGCGCCGGTTAATTCAGCCGTTAGCCGGCCACCGCACTCGGCCAGTCTGCGCGCCGCTCCGTAGTGTCTGAGCATTTCTGCTCAAACCTCCACTTCCTGCTTCGCTGAGGCTGGTTTCACCTTGATCTTGCGATCAGAGCCAGAGCCTTCCTCTCCACAGGCTGACACGGCAGAGCTTGCCGCGTTGTTCTTCAGGTTCATGGCTGCGTTCAGATCGCGGTCCATGATGTTGCCGCAGTCGCACACCATGATCCGGTCGCTCAACTTCATGCGGTGAATCGTTCCGCACGAGTGGCAAGTCTTGCTGCTCGGAAAGAAGCGATCGACCACATGCACGTGAGCGCCGGTCATCACCGCCTTGTACTCAAGCTGTCGGCGGAACTCGGAGAAACCGGCATCCGCGATGCTGCGGGCAAGATGGCGGTTTCGCAGCATCCCAGACACGCTCAAGTCCTCGATGGCGATGGTGTCGAACTCGGTCGCCAGCTTCGTGGTCAGCTTGTGCAGCGCATTGGTTCGGATATTGCCGATGCGCTGATGCAACTTTGCCAGCTTGGTTTTCGCCTTGGCGCGGTTGCTGCTGCCTTTCTGCTTGCGACTGAGACTACGGGAAAGCCGCACAAGCCGCTGATGGGCCGCGCGGTGAGGCTTCAGCGCCGGGATGATTTCGCCGGTGCTGAGTGTTGCGAATTCCTTGATACCAAGATCGACACCGACGGTCCCGCGATGCAACGGGCCGCTCAGGCAATCGGTCGTATCCACGAGGACGGCGACATACCAGCCGTCGGCCATCCTGCTGACGGTGGCGGCCAGCGTCCGGCCGACGAAGCGCAGTTCCTCGCGCATCCTGACGACACCGCAGCGCGGCAGCTTGATCGTCTTGCCAACACACTCGACGGCATGGCTCTCGCTGTTCTGGGGTCCGTTGTCGGCACGGAAGGAGTCGTGCATCCCCTTCTTCTTGAAGCGTGGATAGCCGGGCTTGCCGCCTTGCTTGACGCGACGGAAGAAGTTCTGGAAAGCGATGCCGACATTCTTGATGGCATTCTGCGGGGCAACCTTGGTGACCTCACTCATCCACGGAAAGTGCTCGGCCTTGATGGCGTTCAGGCGCTTCCGGAGAGCAGCTTCGTTCGGCTTGCCACCGGCTTCATATTCCGCCTTCCACTCGGCCAAGGCCCAATTGAATGCGAAGCGGGCGACACCACACGCCCGGCGGAAGTATTCTTCCTGCACGGCGGTCGGGTCGAGCTTGATCTTATGGACGCGATGCATCTTCGGCGGCCGTCTTCATGGCGGCAATCAGGTCGCGGTTCTTCTTGCTGCGGCTTCCATAGAGGCGTGCGCCTATCACGGTGATGATTTCAAGCACGTCCTTGGCAAGCTCTTCCTCGAATGTCGGCTGCTCACCTTTGTGGATGATGACAACCTCAATCTGTTGATGGGCGCAGAGGGCAAATACCAGTTCGCTGCCGAACCTGAGCATGCGGTCCTTGTGGGTGATGACGAGGCGACGCATCTGCTTGCGCAGGATCATTTCGAGCAACCGCTTCAGTCCCGGCTTGTTGTAGTTCATGCCCGAACCAAGGTCGCTGATGATCTCCGAGCGCCACCCCTTTGCTGCGCAGTACGCCTCAACCATGTCATGCTGGCGTTGAAGGTCGGGCCTCTGATCTTGACTGCTTACCCGGACATACCCGACCGTGGGTGAGTCTGCGTCGCCCAGCCCCAGCAGGTCAGCGACGGCGTAGTAGCGCGTCCCACCCGCCGTCTTGCGGGATGGCAGCAATTCACCCGAAGCCTCCCATTTACGCAGCGTGCTGATGCTGCACCCGAGCAGGTTTGCGGCTTCACCGATTTTGACTAATCTCTTTTCCATTTGCGAAGACTAACACAGTTTTAGTGAGATTGCTAGATGCTGTTTCCATCCCACATAGCATCGGCGGGCGAATCGCCGAACCCGGCAACGCCGTCTTGCAGGTTGTCGCCGTACAGCGCGCACCACTGGTTTCCGTCAATGCTCAGGCGCGGCCTGAACACCGCGCTCGGGCGCTCGTACCGGGCCGCGGCCTCCTGTACGGCAACGCCAGCCATCTGCGCGGCGTGCGCAATCGCGTTCATGGTGCAGTGCTGCAACTCAGCGTCAAGAACTTGGCTCATCATCATCTCCACGCGCCGGAAACAGCCGGCTAACTACTCGGTCAAGCGGACCGTGCGCCTGCGGCTCCCGGCCGCTTACCTCGAACGTTAGCCGGCTTGCAGGGCACGCAGCGCCCTTGCCGCCGCTGCGTAGTCCAGCCCCGTAGCGTTTCCCATCGCTCGCAGATACTCGGCCTTCCTGTCTGCGTATCGGGCCGCTTGCTCGGCGCTGTCGTGCTCCCTCAAAAGCACGCCCGCCAAGCTGCGCGGGTCGATAGCGCACCGTCCGCAATGCTGCGAAACAGGTGCGCCGTGCTGGCACACCTCTCGATTCACGAATGCGCCCCGTAGGCATAACCGGTGCCGTCGGTGTAGGCCCACATGCGCGTGGCGCGGCAGAACTCCACTTCACGACCATTCAGCACGCCGAAGGTGCCGAAGACGCTGTTGCTGATGTTGGTGACTTGGTTGCTCATGGTGCGCTCCGGTTGGTGTGTCGATGTGGGTTATTGAATCACACAAACGTCAGCGCGGCAACAAGTATTTGCATCACGTATAATGCGCCAATGGAACAACCCAAGAACAAGGGCGGTCGCCCGCCAATTCCCGAAAACCAACGCCTGGTGCAACGCTCGATCCGCTTGCCGCCTGACCTGTGGGCCAAGATCGACGCCCACGGCCTGGAATGGTTGCGTGCGGTCATTCGTCGCGCTCGTCCACCAGCCGGCTAACAATTCGTTCAACTGGATGCCGGGTCGTGGCATGCTCGGGTTTCATGCGGTGCCACGCCCGGCACCAGTTAACTCAAGCGTTAGGGCGCGTCCGCATGCCACCAGGCGCGCACGTGCTCGGCCCGTTGCATCAGCGAATGCCAGCGCCGCAGCCGTTTGACAAAATGGGCGGCGCGCGCCTTCAGTCTTCTGGACTTGTTGACGTGTCCAGCGACTTGACGGCCGTTTTTCTGGTGCGCGATGGCGATACCCTGGACCGGCGCGCCTTCTTTGGGCATTTGATGCAGCGAACCTCGGCCGGCCTAGTGCCAATCACCATCCTGCACTATCATCCGAGTCATAAAGGATTGCATCTAAGGGTCAACTGTGGCTCCCTCCAAGATTACACCGAGCGTTTACTTCCTGGAGCGCCGGAGCTAGCCCTGGCTACTCCGCAGGGGCTGGACCCGGCTTCCGACTGGGACCGCAAGCGTTTGGTGGTGGAATTCTGCCGCCGGTGCGGCATCCGTATCGCTCCAGACGACGATCAATTAATATGAATCTTGCAGATATAGGCAAACAATTCCGCTGGGAACCGACTGACTACGGCGGACGATTGGTAACCCCCTGGTGTTATGACGACGGGGATCAGGTCGTAGTGTTCGCGCGACGGGAAGGAATCAACTGGCGGTTTGATGATAACGGCGAGGGCCTGTTCCGTCTGGCGGCCGCCGGTGTAGATCCAGAATCAGACCGCGTACAAGCACGGCTTGCCGCCTTTCCCAGTTTGATGGATGTGCATTTAGCCGACGATAGGGAGAGTCTGTATGCCGTTGCTCTCCCTGGTGAAGCGGAACGTGCCGCGCTTGCTGTAGCCGAAGCATCGGCCCAGGTGTTGGCCCTAAGTGCGGAGAATCGGATGAGGTAGATCGAACAGCCAGCTCGCTGCCGTCGCTACCTCTTGCTTGAGCCGTGGTTTGCCTGTTGGTCACGACTTAAGACCTCCCGTAGCTCCCTGCCAACTCGCTCAAAATCTCCCCGCGTTGCGGCAAAATCCTGATGCGGGCCGTCTTTTCCAACATGGTACCCCCTGCGCTCCGGGAGGAGAGTGAACGCATCTTCCATGCCTCGCAAGATGTTGAGCAGTCTAGTCATGTCTCCATAGTAGTCGCAGCGCAGCAAAAAGTTCAACCTTGCCACTACAGATAGATATTCCACCGATCCGGTGCATATTCCGTTGCGCAACGAAAATCCCAGAGCCGCTGACCCTGGCCGGCTAATGACGGACATCTAGTCCCGTTACTGCGTAACAACTCCACCTAACCCGCTCCGGCGGGTTTTTTGTTGCCCGGGGAAAGGTATGGCGGACGGGCTTGATACCACCGTTTGGCGGCACCCTGGGCTCATTGGCGGAATAACCACCCACGCAACTCCGCTTGGGAGCGCAGCAGTTTGGCCTTCTTCTCGATCGTTTTCTTGTCGAAGGCGGAAAAATCAATAGAGCAGTGTTCGGGGTGCGGACGACCGTCCTCGATCACCGGCAGCTCCTGCTCGGCACAGTCTGACGTCGAGACGGCTTGGACGCCCGCCGACGCGCAGCCTTGATCCTCGGTGAACCGCCGCCATGCATCCTCCGCCGCCAGACGGTCCCCGTTGTCCACCGAGAGATAGAACTCATCCTTGGGCGTCGGTCGAAATGCCTGGGAAGTGACGCGGCCGCACTGCACAAAGGTTGGGTTAATTTGTCGCAAAAGCAGCGTGTCGGGCGTCATGCCTGTCCCTCTTGAAGCGCTTTGAACGCAGCGTTCAGAGCCATCCATCCCGCGCTGTCCTCTCCGGACAAGGTCAAGTCGAGGTCACGGCTCTCGCCGGTTTTCAGATGCAGCGCTTGGTAATGCGCGGCCAGGGTGGGCAGGTCGATTTCCAGGGATACCTCCCACAGGGGTAACGTCCATTCGGCCTGCACGCCGCCTTCGGCGGTCGGATAAAGGTAGGGCAAGGGCAGGTCCGGCGCGTAGTGCTCGTCAAATGCCTGTACCAGACGCTCCAAGGCGGAACGTTCCGGGGCCTGACCTTTGCCGTCCAGCCAGCCGTTACGCAGTTGGGCCAGTTCTTCGATACGGGTTTCGATGTCCAACGGATCCAGCTGGGTGATGTGCTCGACCGATTCGAACCCCTTGCAGCGATCGGCACGGTCGCGCTGAATGACCCCCTTGACGGCTACCAGCACGCCATCGCGGTACCCGCCGGTGGTATTAAGCACGGTATCGAGATACAGGTCCAGCAGGGGGGCCTTGAGCTTGGCTCCGTCGCGCAGTTCTAGTTCAAAGCTGTGATCGGCTTGGTCTACCTCGGGGATGCGCCCCTTGAGGGTGACTTCTTCGGTCCATTGCTCTGCCTGCGAGGCCCGCAGCAGGCGTTCTCGGGTGTCCGGTGTGAGCGACGCTTTCTGGCCCGTCTGGCGGTCAAACTCCATAGCCTCTCCTTCGCGCAGCCGCAGCGCAGCGGCTTAACTCAGGTGTTAGGTCTCATCCAAACATCTTCACTTGCCGCTGTGACTGCTCAATGCGGCGGCAAGCCACATCGAACCATTGCGGGTCCTGCTCAAATCCAACAAACCGCCTGTCCAGCCCCATTGCGGCCTCCCCGGTTGTCCCGCTGCCCATGAACGGGTCAAATACAACCTCGCCCGGCTGTGTGCTGTTCTTGATTAAGAACTCCATAAGCGCCACCGGCTTCTCGGCTGGGTGACCGTTCGGCTTGATGCTTGACCACTTGAAAGCCTGCACGTCGGGCAGTCCTCGGTTGTCGATTCTGAAATCGTCGCCCGCAAACAAAGCCACCATTTCATAACTCGGGCGCAGCCCTTTCTGCCCGCCTGGGCCAATCCACTTCTTGTCCCAAATCATCAGGGACTCAATCGGCCAGCGCACATCGCATGACGCCTTCTGGAATGTTGCAAGCGACCGCCAGTTAAGGCACGTCCACAAACACCCGTCCTGCCGCAGTCTGGACTTGGCAACGCGGAACCACTCGGCGTACCAAAATGCAGAATTGCAAATGTCGCCCCACGGACTTAGCTTGCCGCTTCCGTCTGACTTTGTGTTGATTCCATACGGCGGATCGGTCACGCAAGCCGCAGCACTCATCGCCGGGATCGCATCGGGCATTAGTTCCAAGCAATCGCCCAGATAGAGTTCCGCGTTTCCAATCACTACTTTCCGCATGTGGATTCCTTAGCAATGAGACCTAACAACGCGTTGCAGCCGATGCCGCTTCGCGTCACGGCTGAACTTGGGTGTTCATGAGATCGCTACCCAGAACGGCCCCGATCGGCCTTGTGGGTTCTCCGTATCGTAACCCAAAACGAGATCGGCTGGCTTCATCGCAGTTCCCCTCCCTACCGGTGGCGACAACCCTGCGCCCGATTATCGCCCCAGCTTCGCCACAATCAACCCCTATCCCGGTCAACTTTCCCAGGCCAAGCCCCGGCGGGTTTTTTGTTGCCTGAAATTCCCCAGAATTTACATAATCCGTTTCTGCGCGGACCAAACAAAGTGTTGACTGTTGTACACGCTTTGTTTATTATTCTCCTCACGCCCCGCAACAACGGGCGCCGGACCCGCCCAACGACACACAGGGCGGCACCCGCCAGGTCGGCGATTGACCCTGGCACCGGGACGAGGGTCACCCGGAACTGATTTTTTGGAGGTGTTCGTGCAAGAGCTGAACGAAGCAAGCCAGGCCAACGAGATGACCCGCGACGAAGCGGAGCGCTCGAACCTAGCCATCAAGGCTGGAATCTTGTCCATCCGCGCCCTGCTCCTGGACATGCGCGACCGGAAGGGCTGGAAGGCCCTTGGATACGAGAGCTTTGACGCCTATGGGAAAGCGGAATTGGGGTATGAACGGAGTCATCTATACGAATTGGCGAGCGCTGCCGAAGTAGAAAAGTCGCTTATTTCTGTCCGCAATTGCGGACAAAACAACATTCCTGAAAGTCAGTTGCGCCCCCTAGCCCCACTATCCGATGAAGAACGGCGCAAAGTTTGGGAAGAAGCAACCGCTCGCGCTGAGGAGGAAAGCCGCAAGTTAACCGCCAAGATAGTTCAGGAGGCGGTTGA